AGCCGGTCGCGCCGATATGTGGGTCCTGGCCTGCGGTGATGACAACCTCATCCTCTTGTCAACTGAGGAAGGAGTTGTGGCTTTAGAAGCCGATGGAAACCGTTTTGATGCACGGTTCGCACAGGAGTTGAATGAGTGTCTTTATTGGTACTACCAGAAGGTTTTAACTGATGATCGCGCCGTTCAAGCTCTTGCGTGGATTGCAGAACGTTACACCGGCTACGCAAAAGGTGATTGGACGTACAGTGTCCAAGGTACCATGCAATCAGGCCGCCCCGATACGTCACTTGGTGACACAATTGTGACTATGTATCTGGCCTGGAAGGCGTTCAAACGCCTGAACTGTCGCCCATCGGTAGCCAATGCCGAGAGAGTTTTGTATGATACCTACCGTTCCGTTGGAATGCGTATCAAACCTGGTGCACTCAAAATCCACCGCAACCCATACCACGCTGAGTTTTGTAGTTCAGTGTTCTGGCCAACCGACCCCTCTGTAGTTCGTGGGGGTTGGGTCCTTGGTCCAAAACCTGGGCGAATGCTCAGCCGGCTTTTCTGGGCACGCATCGACGTGCCGAACGCTCTCCTCGCTGCAGAGGCTAAGCAACGCGCACTTGCTGTTCGTGACTTGGCCTCTCCAGTGCCTATGCTCCATGACGTAGTCGAGCTTGTTCTCCGACGAAATCGTGGGGTTGAGTCTACTAGGGCTCAGAGGCGCCGCATTTGTGATGAAACGAAGCGGCGCACTCAGGCAAAGTACCTGCCGTATGACGCGGCGGAAGTTCTCCCATGGTTCTGTGAGCGCTACAACCTGACTGTGGATCAGGTTGAAGCTGCTATCCAGGACCTCAACAACACAAAAGGGCCAGTGTTGTTGCGGGGCGTCGTTTGGGAAACGATTCGCTCCAGGGATCTTGGTGCTTGAGATGTTGTGTCAATCTGTCATCACTTTTGCACAGTTTTTGTTAGTCGCACTACAACTGTTACACACATTTCTCATTTTCTTTCCATGTCACGTCACGTCACAGTCCGTGGCTGGCCCCCCTCCCCTGTTCCACGACGAGACACCGAGTGGACCTCAGCCCGCGCGAGGGCGATCTTCGACCGAGCTCACGAACCGATACTCTCGGAATTCCGGTATCCGGAGCCGAGGGTCCCCCCTGTCATCCCCAGATGGCAGCGAGTGAAGCTCAGCGATGTTGCCAATTTCGTTACAGACAGTGCAAAGAGCGTAGCGGCTCGCGCTTTGCTACAACCACTTTATGCACGGGCTGAGGATCTACCTGAGTTGTGGCCTTTTCGTTCTCCTGAATCTCAGGCGTCAGCCATGCAGTCGGCCGCTAAAGCCATGCTGCGTGGTCTTGTCATCCCCGTTTACAACAACGCTCGCACTGGTTACGAGTTGATGGCCCATGGGCCTGAACACGTCAACCAGGACATCAAGAACAACTCGAAACATTATGGTGGTCTTTACTACCATGATTCTCCCAAGAAGTCAAAGAGCAAACCACAGCCGGCCACTAGGCCTGGCAAGGGTGGCAAGGTGGAATTCTTCGATTCCACGGATGCGAACAAATTGAGCCACTACTCGCGGCCTGTTTCGTCCAAACAACCAAATAAGCCGAACAACAACAAGGGAGGAGCGATGGCTCCCAAGCGAGGTAAGAAGGCTAAGAATGCGCCTACGTCAGGCCGGACGACTCGTCGTCCTGGCCGCACTCTTGGCATTCCACGCAGTATTGGCCCCGATGGTGTACGCATCCCTATGCGTGGCACCGTTGACCTCCTCAACACAGCAAACACGGTACTTGCACACTATCGCCAGTTGGGTAGCAACACATCTGGTCTCTTGTCTATCACCAACTACATCTCCAAACTCCTCAACTTCTATGGCATGTACGATTGGGCCCGGATTACCAGGCTCAAGCTCACGTACACTCCGAATGTCGGATATTCGGAAGTGGGGTGGTTCGGTATGGCCATCGACCCGAACCCAAGGGCCGTTGCACCAGCCGCCCTCACCCACGTTACCCGACATTACCACTCCGTCTCTGGTGACATCAAGAATGAACACGTCCTTGACCTGTCGCAACGACAGCTTGAACAACTTGGTTCAGGCAACATGCAGTGGTACACCACAGACAACACCGCCGATGAGGAATGGCGTTGTCCTGGTGTCCTGCAATTGTACTCCAAGAACACACAGTTGTCTGGCGTGTCGATTGGACAGCTCATCATAGAAGCAGTGGTTGAGTTCAAGGGTCTCACGGAAGCTTAACCCTCTCACCCTAGTGATTCCGAAACATAAAAGAAAACAAAAATGAAAAATGAAAAGCCAACAAAGAGTTCATGACAGAACCTGCAACTTTCTCAAGCCGGCTGTGACACCAGCCTTAAATAAAGCACCCA